CAGAAGATTATGTCTCAGATTGAGAAGCTGGCAGATGCATATAAGAAGTGCCAAGCAGATATTGAGGCATATGAGGCAGGTATTGTTAATGTAATTGGTTTCCATGTAGATACTCTTGTTCAGAAGAGCATTGAGACCCGTGCGGGTAAGAATGGTGAGGAAGTCAAGGTTACCAAGTATGTGCCTACAGACTATGTAACTTATGATGATTCTACTAAGGAATATGTAATCAACGTTCCTGATGAACTTGAGAAAGCTCCTGTGGAAACAACAAGTTCTGAAGAAAAGGTTGAGGTGGAGATACCTGAAGCTGGTAATGATTTTGATGTAGATGGAGATGTTCCATTTGACGCTCCAAATGAAAAGGAAGAAGAAATATTTTAATCAACTAAATTATAGTAGAAATGAGTAATATATCAAATGCACTTAGTTTTCTTGCAATTGGCAAGACACAAGAATCAACAGAAGCTGGTAATGGTGGATTTAAGCGTTATGTAGGTTATGGCAGTACTTATGTACTGGATGTAAATCCTAATAAGCAGAAGACTGATGAACTTATGGGTTATGAGAGTAAGGCTGATCCTGAATATGTAGTAGATACAGAGAGGGGTAAAGAGGCAAGAATTACTTTCATTGTAAAGACTGACCCAGAAACTAACAATGGAATAGAGATTACTAACAAGTTTGTCTTTACTCTTCACAATGCTCCTGCATATAACAAAGACCAAACTAAAGTTCAAGTTATTGATGACTTTGGTAATCATACTTGGGTTAATGTAGAAGATGCTAAAGCTGGTAAGCCTGTACTTCTTTCTAATGGCAATCCTGCAAAGATAGATACTAAATATCGTATGGCAGGTGATGGAGAATGTGACCTTATTGATTTCCTCAAGGCTTTGCTTTGTGTAGAAGATGCATTCAACTATGTAAATGGTGTGTGGGTTAAGAAGGAGAATGCTGCAGAATATGTCTTCAAGCTTGAGCATATCAAGGATTATTTCTCTGGTAACTTCTCTGAGCTTAAAGAGGCTATTGCTCTTCGTCCTAACAATAAAGTAAAACTTCTCTATGGTGTACGCACCACCGATGAGGGTAAGCAGTATCAGGCTATTGCTACTAGAGGAGACCTCATTCTCCGCAATAATGCTGGTAGTAGTGCACTTGCTAAGGCGGAAACCACACTTGCTAATGCAAAGCAGAATGGTTCCTTTGCAAATACAGTATATAAGGTACAAGAGCTTCAGGAATACACAATAGAAGCAACCAATCTTGAGAAACCCGTAGAATCATCCGGCGAGACTCTTTGGGATGAACTATAATTATAAAGGGAAAATTGCAGAGTGACTCATAATTAATAATAATCTAGTCCGAATTTCAAACTTAACACGCTGTAATTTTCCCTTTTAACTTCTAACCCATCAATAATACAATCTTATGATTATAGGCAAAACCTCTCCTAGTATGTCTTTGTCAGAGTTATTTGAAAAGTACTCTGAAGCTGAAATACTGAGCGCAGTATTCCCAGAGATAAATACTCTTCCTTGTAGGATAAACAGTCCTTTTAGAGTTGATAATAACCCCTCTTTTGGTATCTATCTTGATGATAATAAGCATGTCCGCTTTAAGGATTTTGGGGACTCAGAAACAAAGGGAGGATTGTTTGATTTGCTATGCAGATATTGGAACTGTTCGTTTGTTCAGGCTTTCAATAAGATAGTAACTTTAATGCAGAAGCAAGGAGGGGGAGATGTAGTTTTCAAACCTAAACAACTTAAAATGCTTTCTAGAAAAGAGGCATCTGAACTTACCAAAATACAAGTAGTAACCAGACCTTGGAAAGATTATGACTATGAATATTGGGCAAGTTATGGTATAACTAAAAAGTGGCTAAGTTGGGCAGAGATTTATCCAATAAGTTATAAGATTGTGACTAAGAAGGATTCTAAGGATTCAAAACCTAAGAGATATGTTTTTCCTGTCCCAAAGCTTAGTTTTTGCTATGTTGAAAGAAAAGATGGTAAACTCTCTCTAAAATTATATTCTCCTCTGAGCAAAACACACAAGTGGTGTTCTAAAATGGATTCTAGTGTTATCTCATTATGGACAAAAATACCAGACTATGGTGATAAAGTAATTATAGCATCTTCAGTAAAAGATGCACTAACTATTTCCTGTAATACACATATTCCAACTATCGCACCACAGGGTGAAGGCTATACTTTAAGCACAACTGCTATTAATGAACTTAAAAGAAGATATCAAAAAGTATATATTGCATACGATGGAGATAAAGCAGGAAAAGATGATGCTAAAAAGCTGTCTAAAACAACTGGTTTTAGTATTATATGTTGTCCTGTTTTAGAAACTCCTCTAGAAGACAGAGAAGAAGTAACAAAACTCATAACAATGGGTTTAGAAAAAAAGAGCAAAGCAAAAGACTGGTCAGATATATTTCTATATTTTGGTAAAGAAAGGTTTATGGATGAATTTAATAAAGCATTAACTTATGCAAAGTGAAGAAATTTGGAAAGATATTCCAGGATATAATGGAAGGTATCAAGCGAGTACTTTAGGTAGAATAAGAAGTACTGATAAAAATGTTTTAAAAAGTAACGGATGTATCGAATATTATACAGGTAAAATCTTAAAACCTTTTATAGGTACGGGAAACTATTTGTACATAACAATTGCTAAAGAGCCTAATAAATTTTATCCACGAAGATTGCATAGAGTTATCGCCGAAACATTTATTCCAAACCCTCTAAATCTTCCTCAGATTAACCATATTAACGAAGATAAAGCAGATAATAGAGTAGAAAATCTTGAGTGGTGTACAGGAAAATACAACACTAACTATGGGCATTGTGCAGAAAATTTTACTTTATCTATGCAAAATAATCCATCTTTAAGTAAAGAAGTTAATCAGTATGATTTAAACGGTAATTATTTGAATAGTTTCCCATCTGCTGCTGAAGCTGCCCGTTCGTTAAATCTTAATGATAAAGTAGCAGGGTGTAGAATTGGCCAATGTTGCAGACATCTGTTTAAAACAGGAAATTCCGCTTATGGTTATTTGTGGGAGTTCTCAACAAAAGACAATAAAGGTCGTTCTATTCCTAAATACCAGATAAGAACGCCCGTATATCAATACTCGTTAGATAACCAACTTATTCAAGAATGGGATAATATTCGTACTACTGCCAACACTTTAAATTTAAACGAATCTAATATAGGTAGGGCTTGCAAATATGGTAGAACTTGTGGAGGATTCAAATGGAGTAAAACATTATTGTAAATTTTCAAAAATTAAAAGAATTATTTAACTAAAAAACAATTATTATGGAAGAACGTAAAATTCTTGTAGCAAACAGTAAGACACAACAGCGTTATGAACTTCAGTCAGCTGCTACCACTCTTGGTGAGCTTAAAGCTGAGCTGAGAGAACAGGATATTGATTATAGTGGTATGACATTTACAGAGGGATTCTCTAAGACCCAGCTTCTTAGTGATGATTCCCTTCTGCCTACTAATGTTATGCATAGAGGCCAAGTAACTAACGATTTGGTTATCTTGCTTACTAACACCACTAAGAAGATTGCTTCTGGTGTAGAGGATAGGACTAGAGTTGCTGCTTATGAGCTGATTAATAGTTTGGGTGAAGATGTTAAGGATGCAATCAGAGATGCATTTGGTAGGAACTATACTCAAGTAACTACTGTCGATCTCTGGAATTTCCTTGATGAGTATAGTGATGAAGGTGAAGACTATGATGAGAATGATGAGAATGAAGAGGAATACAACACTAAAGAGATTGTTTCTGGAGTAAATGATGCTCTTAAGACTACCCTTAGTGTTCTTAATACGGCTCTTGACACTCTAAATGTGGCTCAGGCAACTGTTCAGGGCTGTATTCAACAACTCTCAGTATTGGCTCCTAAATCTTATCTTCTTGGAAACACAGAAATATCTGACGATGAGATTAATAATATGATTGCAAGCATTTAAGTTGTTGTTCGTGTTGTTTTAATGAGAGGGCAGGGGTAATTCCTTGCCCTCATTTTTAATATAACTGGAATTATATGAA